TTCCTAAAAGGCGTATAGCAATAATTTCTAATCCGTTTTATGCGGTTATGAATGAACCGAACTCTACCGCTCAGCGATTGAATAGAAAGTTAGCAATGCTAGACCAAATCGATGAACAGAACAGTTCGGGCAAATTCAACCTTATAATTCAGTTACCCTACCTTGTAAAAAGCGAGGCTAGACAGAAGCAAGCTGAGAAAAGGCGCGCTGATATAGAAGCACAGTTGACTCAATCTAGATACGGTATAGCTTATACCGATGGTACCGAAAAAGTAACACAGTTAAACCGAGCCATAGAAAACAATCTTCTTGAACAGATAAAATACTACAAGGAGGAGTTATTCAACGAACTCGGCATGACTATGGCTATATTCGACGGTACAGCTGACGACCAGACTAGATTGAACTACTATAACAGCACTGTTGAACCGATACTTGCTGCCGCTAGAGACGCCTTCATAAGAACGTTTCTTAGCAAAACGGCTAGAACTCAAGGACAGTCGGTGATGTTCTTTAGAGACCAGTTTGGACTTGTTCCATTGGATAAGTATGCTGAAATAGCAGCATCTATGAAACAATCAGAACTAATGTCTACTAACGAACTTAGACAAAGAATCGGTTTGCCGCCAGATGTCGATCCAAAATCTGATCAATTGGCAAATCCAAACATAAACCCGATTGATTCTTATCCAGAAGAAGGACAAGCCGAAGCGGAGGAACCATCAGACTATAGCGAATACGAAGAGGAACCAGAGTATTAATAGGAGAATCAAAATGGCTAATAAAGTTAGTAAAACCAATTGTGACTTTTCCGGTTGGGCTACTAGATACGACATTAAATGCGCTGATGGTAGAACAATTAAGCCAGGGGCATTTGCCGACTGCGATGGAGAAGAAGTAACTTTGGTTTATGGTCATAGTCATGACAATCTTAAAAACGTTCTTGGACACGGTTTGCTTGAAGCGAGACCTGAAGGCGTTAGATTGTATGGCTTATTTAACAAAACTGATAGCGGAGAAAGAGCTAAAGAGTTGGTTGCGAATGGAGATATTAAATCGCTTAGCATATACGCTAATAATCTTAGACAGCGTGCTGGCGATGTTCTTCATGGCGTTATAAGAGAGGTTAGTCTTGTGTTGTCACCGGCCAACAAAGGTGCATACATTGACTATCCGGTAATTCAGCATGGAGACGATGACGACATTGTTGAATGCTATATTTATATGGATGACGTTATCGACGTTCCAGATTCACATTTAGAGCACAGTGGAGATTCAAACAATAAAGGAGAAAATGAAATGGCTGAAAACAAAGAGCAGCAGGCTTCTGGCGGAGAAAAGACAGTACAGGATGTGTTTAACGAGTTAACTGATGAGCAGAAGAAAGTGGTATACTTCCTCATTGGCAAAGCAGTAGAAGAAGCCCAGGGCGGCGGTTCAGACGATGACGACGAAGTAGAGCATGGTTATTTTGGAGGAGAAGACGATATGTATTACAATGCTTTCGAGCAGGATGGTGTTATTGGTGGTGATGTTCTTTCTCATGATGCATTTATGGCACTTCAGAAAGATTGCATGGACGACGCGAGAAAGTTCGGATCTCTTAAGGACGCTGTAATCGAGCACGCTGCCGAGTACGGTATTGAGAACATCGATTACCTTTTCCCGACTGAGAAGGCTCTTTCTGAGAAGCCTGAATTTATCGCACGTAGAAAAGAGTGGGTTTCCAAGATTATTGGCCATACTCACAAAACGCCGTTTGCTAGAATTAAGACTCAGTTTGCGGATATTACGGCTGATGAAGCAAGAGCTAAAGGTTACATCAAGGGTAGCCGTAAGAAGGAAGAAGTGTTTAAGCTGCTTAAGCGTGTCACGGATTCTACAACTATTTACAAGAAGCAGAAGATCGATCGTCAGGATGCAATCAAAATGACTTTCGATCACGCAGCTTGGATGAAGGAAGAGATGAAGGTCATGCTCGAAGAGGAGTCTGCTAGAGCGATTCTTGTTGGCGATGGTCGTAACGAGTCTGATGAAGACAAGATCAACGAGCTTTGCATTCGTCCGATTGCTTCTGACGACGACCTTTATACAATTAAGTACACCGTCGTTGTACCTAATAACGAGACAGAGGAGAACGCTGTTATCGATGCCGCTATCAAGGTTCAGGATGATTATCAGGGATCTGGTAGTATTAGCATGTTCATGGATACTACAACGGTTACAAAGCTGCTTCTCGTTAAAGACGGTATGGGTCACAGAATGTATAAGAGCCTTCAGGAACTTGCTACGGCTATGTCTGTTGATGAAATCGTTAAAGTTCCGAAGGGAATCATTCCGAGCGACGTTTACGGAATTGGTGTTGACCTTGCTGATTACAACGTTGGTACAGATGCCGGCGGCGAAGTTAACTGGTTCGACAATTTCGATATCGATTTCAACCAGTACAAGTATCTTGCAGAGACAATGTTCTCTGGTGCGCTGGTTAAGCCATATAGCGCATTTGTTCTTAAGAAGAACGTTTAAGGAGTGATAGGATGAGATGGTTTGGTAACGTTGGTTATGCTATAACCAGAGAAACGGTTCCTGGGGTCTATAAGCCACAAGTCGTTAGTCGTCAATATTCTGGTGATGCTATTGAACTTAGTTCAAGATGGCAGAATTCTCAGAACCAAAACGACAATTTGGCATTGGATGTTAAAATTAGCATAATAGCTGACCCATTTGCTTATGAAAATTTCGCTCACATTGTCTACGTTGAGTACATGAATTCAAAATGGAAAGTGACTAGTGCCAAACCAAACTATCCTCGAATAGAGTTGACTGTTGGGGGTGTATATAATGAAAAGCAGACTTGATCTACACAACATTCTTAAAAATTGTTTAGGTAGCGATCATGTATATTTTTCCCCTCCAGAGTCTGTTAAATTGGAGTATCCGTGTATAGTCTATCATAGAGACGGAGTTAACACCGTTTATGCCGATAATAAAGTGTACAACGTCTCCGTCTCTTATTCTATAACAGTCATATCTGACGAACCCGATATACACGACTTGTCATCGGATATTCCAATTATTACTAGTCACATTCACGAAGCTTTAATGGCCCTACCGTACATTAGCTATGACAGACATTACGTAGCTGATGGATTGGATCATGACGTTTACAAAATCATTTTTTAAAGGAGAAAACATATGTCTAAACTTGTTTGGGACAAAATTGGCGAACGGTTTTACGAGACTGGCGTTGACCATTGCATATTATTTCCTGAAGCATCGAACGGCACAACTGAGAACGGCGTAGCGTGGAACGGTATCACTGGTATTACAGAGAAGCCTTCTGGAGCTGAATCGAATCCGGTATACGCTGACAATATTAAATACCTCGATCTTAGATCTGCGGAAGAGTATGGCGTTAGTATTGAAGCCCTTGCATATCCTGAAGCGTTTAAGCCGTGCATCGGTCTTAAGTCTATTGTTCCTGGTGTTGTTGTTGGTCAGCAGAGCAGAAAGAGATTCGGTCTTGTTTGGAGATCCAGAGTTGGAAACGACACTCTTGGCGATGATTATGGATACAAGCTTCATATGGCTTGGCACTGCGGAGCTGGCACGGCTGAAATTGCATACAAAACAGTAAACAACAATCCGGAGACTCAGACGTTCTCTTGGGATTGCACATGCAATACAGAAGATCCTGATACTGAAGATGGCGAGCTCAAAGCAACTGCTTCCGTCTGCCTCGATGAGACTACCATGGATGAAGAAGCAAAAGCAGTTCTTAAGCAGCTTGAAAATACGCTGTTTGGTACAGAGAATGCTGAGCCTACAATGCCTACTATTCAGGAAGTCGTGGCTATGTTCTCCGCTCTTGTTTCCACAGGCGGTTCTACAGGCGGTTGATGATAACAAAGCATATATAGGAGGTTTACTATGCTTACAAAAACGATTACATACGAAAATTTTAATGGCGAATCAGTAACAAAGACAATATTCTTACATATCAAAGCAACAACTCTTGCTCGTATGGAACTCAGACATGAATCCAATGGTCATACTTTTCCAGAACTTATTCAGAAGCTCATTGACGAAACTGAATATGAGCAGCTTTATGACGTTGTAGAAGAGCTTGTTATCATGGCTTATGGCGAGAAGTCTGAAGATGGAGAGTCTTTTGTTCAGACAGATGAGATGAGAGAAAAATTCAAGAACTCTGCTGCGTTTGAAGCTCTTATGACAGAGATTCTCATGGACGGTAGTGAAAACGCAATTGACTTTATCAGGGCTCTCGTTCCTAAATCGCTCCTTGATAAAGCTAACGCGATTGCCGAATCTGGTATGGTAGAGGCATAACATGCCACTGCCGATAGTAGTTAAGCCGTTCGAGCTATTCGATGAGCAGTCTAACAAATTTGTTAAGGTGGAGAAACCAACAAAACTATTGTTAGAGTGCTCGTTGATAGCAATTTCAAAATGGGAATCAAAATGGCACAAACCTTACTTGGTAGAAGGTAGAAAAACGTATCAAGAAAGCATAAGCTTCGTTGAGTGTATGACATTGACAAACAATGTTGACCCCATTATATACAGAGGGCTCACCAAAGAAAACATGGATGAGATACAAAAGTATATAGACGACCCAATGACAGCTACTGTTATTACGCCGAGGGAACCAAAACGTAGAGATTCATCATTCATAACGTCTGAAGTCATTTATTACGCCATGCTAAATCACGGTATACCATTCGAATGCCAAAAGTGGCACATACGAAGATTGTTAACGTTGATTGACGTCTGTAACGAATACAGAACACCAAAAGAAAAACGTTCGCAAGCCGATATTCTTGCCGATATGGAACGTATGAATAACGAAAGAAAACGCAAATGGGGAACGCGAGGTTGAGTCATGCCTATAAGCATCACTACTAAGGGCGATTTTAGATCCACCATTGATTGGTTAACAAAAATCGTAAATGGTAACTACAAAAGCAAATTCGATGAGTACGGTAGAATGGGGGTGGAGGCTCTTAGAGCAGCCACTCCTGTTAATACAGGAAAAACAGCTGATTCTTGGACATATGAAGTAAAATCTTCCCCAGGAAGCACGACAATCGAATGGAAAAACACCAATGTGAACGACCATGTTAACATAGCCTTAATTATACAGTACGGACACGGTACTGGTTGGGGAGGTTATGTTCCACCAAATGACTACATAAACCCAGCCTTAAAACCCGTCTACGACGCCATAGAAAGAGATTTTGCGGAGGTCTTTAAATGAGTTCTACCATAGATCAAAGAGTTGTTGAGATGAAATTTAACAACCAGGACTTCGAAACCGGTGCTAAACAGACTCTCTCGACTATAGAAAAACTTAAGACAGCATTTAATTTTGGCGGAGTAACAAAAGGGCTTGACGCTGTAAAGACCGCAGCAAATGGAATTTCTTTCACAGGACTTCAAAATGGCGCTGAAATAGTTTCTGCCAGAATGTCCGCATTGGGTGTTATGGGTGTTACGGCTTTAGTTAACATAGCCAATCAAGCCATTAATACAGGCAAAAGTATAGTCAATGCTCTCGCAATAAAACCCGTTACTACTGGCTTGTCAGAATACGAAACGAAGTTAAACGCCATTCAGACAATTCTGGCAAATACAAAACAACACGGAACAACCCTTTCAGATGTAAACAGAACGTTAAACGATCTGAATCATTACGCTGATAAGACCATTTATAACTTCCAGCAGATGACCTCTGCGATTGGCCAGTTCACCACAGCTGGTGTCGATTTGGAGACATCAGCATCATCTATTAAAGGTATAGCTAACTTAGCAGCTTTTGTTGGTGCTCCTGCTAGCGATGCTAGTAGAGCTATGTTCCAGTTGTCTCAGGCTTTGTCAACCGGAAAAGTTAGACTTACAGACTGGATGTCTTTGGAACATACAGCTGGCATGGGAGGAAAAGCTTTTCAGGATGCTCTCATAAGAACTGCTAGAGTTTTAAAAGACTCAAACGTTAACGTTGATGAAGCTATAAAAAAGAATGGAAACTTTAGAGATTCTCTTAAAGAAAACTGGCTTACAACAAACGTTCTTACCGAAACGCTTAAACAGTTTGCTGGAGAAGTTGACGAAGCAACTCTGAAACAACAAGGTTTCACAGATGAACAAATAAAGCAAATTCAAGAGACTGCTAAATTGGCAGAAGAGAATGCCACCGTTGTAAAAACATTTTCTCAGCTTAAAGATACGCTGGGTGAAGCGGCGCAGTCAGGATGGGCTGAAACATGGGAAATCATATTTGGCGACCTAGACGAAGCTAGAGCTCTTTGGACCGGCGTAAATAACGTTATAAGTGGCATAATTGATAATAGTGCTAGAGCCAGAAATGAGATGCTAAGTGTATGGAAAGAAAATGGTGGACGAGACGCTATCATTGATTCCATAAAGAATCTCTGGCAATACGCAACGGATATTGTCGGTCCTGTACAAGAAGTATTTAGAAACATATTTCCGCCAATAACTGGCGAACGATTGGCTGAGATATCTAAGAAGTTTCTTGAATTTACGAAAACACTTGAATTTACAGAGGCCAAAGCTCTTCCATTACAGTCGATAGCAGCATCTATATTTAAAACAATACGGAACGGGCTTAACTTCGTTATTAGCGGTTTTAACGTAGCAAAAACGATAGTTGGAACCGGACTTGATGCTTTTAATCATATTTTTCCAGCAGATGGAATAATCAAAAGAGTAAAAGACTTCGGTAGAGCTATTAGCCAGTTGAAACCGACACTGTCTATATCTGAGGTTACTGCTAGAAAACTTCATTACGTTTTTAGAGGTTTGTTTTCTGTAATCGATATTGGAATTCAGACTATAAAAGCCATATATAGTGTAGCTCAACCTCTTATTTCCAAGTTTTTACAACCGTTTAAAGGTCTTTCAGATGCGCTTCCGAAAACAGGACAATCTCTTTTAGATTATTTCTATAATCTTTCCATATCCGTGACTAGATTGGCTTCTAATTGGAAAAAGAACGACACTATACGGAAGACGCTTCAAGGTTGGTACGACACCGCAAAAACAAAGCTACAACCGATAATAAATATAGTTGTAAGTGTAAAAAACGCAATAGAATCTGTTTTTAAATCAATCACTGGTTTATCATTTGGAGACGCGTTTACTACGATAGTCGATACTATCCGTTCTGCTTTTGATAACATTGTGTCTTTTATAAGCGGTTTAGCTAACGGAAAGAAAATCGATTTTAGTGCAATTTGGCAAAACATTACAACTGCTGTTGGACCTTTAGGTAGTGTTTTAAACGTATTAAAAAGTTTCGTCAAGAGTCTTGGTGATATATTTGTATCAGGGGCGCCTCTTCTTAGTAAAATCATAGAAGGCGCTGGAACTCTTCTTGGAGGAATTCTGTCTGCTATTTCAAGTGCGTTTGGTAGTGTCGAATTCACAAACATGGTAAACCTTATAAATGGAGGTTTATTACTAGGCGTTACCGGCGGTTTGAAGAAATTCGTTGGTTCTCTTAACGAAATAATTGGCGCGTTTAAAGGCGAAGGAGAAGGTGGTATATTTGAAAAAATCTTCGGCGGAAAGCTCGGAGACATGTTCGGTGACACTTTCAAACCCATCCAAGACACGCTTTATAACATGCAAACGAAACTGAAAGCCGATTCTTTAAAACAGATAGCTATCGCTATAGGATTGTTAACAGCCTCCATATGGGTTCTTTCCGGTATAGACCCTGATCAGTTAGGCGCTTCTTTAACAGCCGCGGCTGTAGGTCTTGGCGAGTTGGTAGGGGCTTTGTATATCATCAATAAGTACATCGGTGGCTCTAAGGCTAACGACATGAAGAAGTTAGCGACAAACATGATTCTTGTTGCCGCAGCCGTAGCAATATTGTCGATAGGTATAAAGAATCTAGCTGGATTAAGCTGGAGCGAATTAGGTGTTGGCTTAGCCGGTGTGTTTGGTGCGTTGGTTATGCTTGGCGGTTTTCTTACAGCTACAGACTTTTCGCAAATTGGAATCAAAATGGGTATCGGTTTGGTGCTCATTGCTGTTGCTATTAATAAAATTAGTGAAGCTGTTATAAGTCTTTCTGCGCTTTCATTTGATCAGATTTCTCAAGGTATACTCGGTTTGTTCGGAACGCTTACTTTGTTCGGCGCGTTTTTAACGTTTACTGACTTTTCTGATATTGGTATACGAACCGGAATAGGACTTATAGCCATAGCAGTTGCTATTGGTATGCTTGCAAAAGCCGTTAATACATTTGGAACTATGGACTTTGGCGTTATGATTCAAGGTCTTTTAGGATTAGGCGGTGCTTTACTTGGGCTCGGCATATTTACCACTATGGTTAGCGGATCTACAAATCTTATTAGCATTGGTATAGGTTTGATTGCCGTTGCCGCCGCTATGACCATTCTTTCTGGTGCTATACAGACAATGGGTCAAATGGACCCTGCACAAATGGTTCAGGGTTTAATAGGCTTAGGTGCCTCTTTGCTATCTTTAGCCATAGCTCTTAACTTTATGCCAAAGAACACGTTGGCTCTGGGCTTAGGTCTTTTGATGGTTGGCGCTGGAATAAAGATGGTGGCTTCAGCTGTTGCAACTATGGGTTCTATGGATACAGGACAGTTAGTACAAGGCGTTGTAGCGTTAGGAGCTTCTCTTGTTGGTTTGGCTTTAGGCTTAAATCTTATGACTGGAGCACTTCCTGGAGCAGCAGCGTTGTTGATTGCTTCAGCAGCTCTTCTGATGCTTGGTCCTGCTCTTCTAATGTTTAAGATGGTTGGCGATAATTGCGTTCCTATATTTGTAGGTTTGGCTGGTGCGTTCATTGTGCTTGCTGCTGGTGCTGCTATTATAGCTCCGGCATTGGTTCCGTTGGCTGGTTTCGCTGCTGTTCTCCTCGGTTTATCCGTTGCCGGTGCTGCTTGTGGAGCGGCTTTAATAGTTCTAGGTTTAGGTTTATCTGCTGTTGGTGCTGGTCTTGCCGGATTGGTGGCTGGCCTTGTTAGCGCTATACAGGGCGTAGCGGATTTGGGATACAATCTATTGCATGGTATAACCGACATATTTTACTATGGATGGATTGATTTAAAACCCGCACTACAGGCTTTCTGTGATGCCTTTATCAACTTCTTCAAGAATTTGTTTGGTATTCATTCGCCATCAACTGTAATGGCCGATCTTGGTGGTCAGCTTATAGCAGGTCTTGGTCAGGGTATAACTAACGCTGTAGGCACCGCTTTAAGCGCTATATCCGGCATAGGAACCGCTATAATTGAAGGCATCACAGGGTTTGCTGGACAGCTAATATCTTCTGGTCAGAGTCTAATCGAAAATTTAGGCAGTGGTATATCTAACAAGATAAGTGCTGCCAAGAGTAAGATGGGTGAGATTGGTGAAGGAATCGTAACGAAGATAAACACTTTCAAATCTAGATTAGCTAGTGCAGGTAGATCCGTTATCGACGGTTTCGTGTCCGGTATGGGTGAAAAGCTAGCAGCAGTTAGAGAAAAAGCAGCAAGTCTTGCTAATTCTGCTCTATCTTCCATTAAAGGAATTAGTTTCCATGGGGCTGGCGAAGACGCAGGACAAGGTTTTATTAACGGTCTTGGTAGCAAGATAGGAGGAGTTGTAAGTAAGGCTGCCGAACTTGCAAGAAGCGCCCTGCACACTGTTACAAGCACTATTAGATCTGGTTCTCCTTCTAAAGAGACTACGAAATACGGTCAGTGGTTTGGTCAAGGTTTTATCATTGGTATTGGTCAGTATGTTAAGGCTGCTGGCAATGCTGGTGAAGAAATGGCATCTAGTGCACTCACTGTTGTTGAGGATTTAGTTGGTAGATCGCAGGAAGCAGTTGATGAGATGCTTGATTTCGATCCAGTTATAACGCCGGTTCTTAACTTAGACACGCTTAAGGACCAAGCTAGATCTATTTCTAGCTTGTTTAACCACACAACGGCTAATCTTGGACTATCAACTCCAGAAGATAGAAATTCGAATCAAAATGAAGGATCTTCAGTGCCGGTTGTTAACAATAGCACTACTTACGTACAAAACATAACGTCTCCGAGGGCTTTGCGCTCTCGCGATATTTATAGAAATACTAAGAATCTTATAGCTTTACAGAAAGGGGCTAGAGCATAATGCTGAAATCAGTAACTGTTACTAATCATCTTGGTAAAAGCATTACATTAGAACTCGCAAACCCCGAAGAATCCGGTTTTTACGTGGTCGGGATCACTGGTCTCGACCCGCCAAAAGCCGATATTTCACTGTCAGATATCGCTGCCTATGACGGAAGCGTTTTTAATTCATCTAGAGTTAGTAGCAGGAACATAGTTTTAAGTCTAATGTTTCCTGAGACAAAAGTCGAATATTATAGACACGAATGTTACAAATATTTTCCAATAAAAAGAAATGTAACACTAGATTTTGTTACAGATACTAGACAATTAAGCATTTCTGGTTATGTTGAATCTAATGAAATAGGAATATTCTCCAAAAGACAAGGCTGTCAGGTTTCAATTCTGTGCCCAGACCCATGGTTTTATGACACAAATGGTAGCGGATCAGAACAAACGCTTTCTAAAATAGAGAGAGTATTTGAATTTGAACGTTTTGATGACGTTACGGGGGACACGTGGATAAAAGGAATAACAAGCGAAGACAGTTATTCTATAGAGTTCTCAAACATTATCAAAAACAGTTCCGGTATAGTTAATTACGATGGCGATATAGAAGTAGGCGTTACTCTTAGATTCAGAGCGTTCGGAACAACTGGAGACGTTAACATTTACAAGGGCTATGATCGACTAACTATAAACTCTTCAGTCGTAAATCGTATAACTAATGCCCCTATCCAAGCCGGTGATGAAATCATCATAACTACTCACCAGGGAAAGAAATCTGCTAGATTATTGAGAAACGGTAAATACGTAAATATTCTGTCCGCAATCGATAAAAAATCAACGTGGCTTAAAGTCTCAAAAGGAGAAAACGAATTTGTATTTACAACTGTCACTAGTAGCGGCGAGTTAGCATTTTCGATACAGACACTATACGAGGGCATTTAAAGTGGATATTTTAGTTCTTAATAAAAACTTTGATACACAAGCCATAATAGACACATACGAGTCGTTTAATTGGACTGACAGATACAACGAAGCCGGCGATTTCGAGTTGACTATTGTATTAAGTCAAGATTCGTCAGATTTGATAGATTATTTCAAAGTTGATTATTACATGTACATGAACATGTCCGATCATCTAATGATAATTGAAGACATCAGCATAGATACGAGTTTTGAAGAGGGCGATAAATTGGTCGTAACTGGTCGGTCTTTAGAGTCTATATTAGATCGTCGTGTTATTTGGCACCAAACAGTATACCCGGTAAACGCACGCGTAAATAGTGTATGCTTATCGATCATTAATAACGCTATGGGTTCCCAAGCTCCAGATTATCGAAAAATTCCAAATTTTGAAATACATTCATCTAGTGATTCGTATATTTTATCACTAAAGCTGGAAGGAGGAGCTCAGTACACAGGCGATAATGTTTATGATGTCATAACCCATATTTGTAAATTGAAGAAGATAGGATTTAAAGTCGTTTGGTCAGTTGTAAACGGAGAAAATAAATTTATAATGTCATTGTATAATGGAACCGATAGAACATACGACGCTACAAAAAATCCTAACAAACCGCCTGTTATATTTTCTCCTTACTTTGAAAACATTGATAGCACTAAATACTACCAGTCAATAAAAACGTTTAAAACCGTTAATCTTGTTGCTGGCGAGGGAGAAGGATCTGCTAGAAAACGAAAATCGGTTCTGCGTGGCGGAAACAAATACACTGGGTTATATCGTAGAGAAATGTATACGGATGCCAGAGACATATCTTCTCAAACAGACGATACGCACACTATGAGTAACGACGCCTATATGAAATTATTAGCAACAAGAGGTAAAGAAAAACTAGCAGAAGATGACAATAGTATAGCCGAAACGTTTGAGGGTGAGGTTGACTATAGAACGTCATTCATATACAAAGAAGATTATTTTTTAGGAGACATTGTAGAGGTCGCAGACAGATACGGCCACGAAACTCCTGTAAGAATTTCTGAGATAACATATTCGTTCGATGAAGAAGGTTTTTCTATAAATCCGTCGTTTACGGTTCCAGATGATGAAGAAATAACAGAAGGAGATTAAGAATGGCTGTAACATCAGGATTTTATAACTCATATAATCATGATAGACTTTATAGTGCTGATCAATTCGGAGCTATATTTGATGGTCTAATAAGCGATGGAGTATACAATAACGTAGGCCAGGCTTTTAATGTTACGTCTGGAGAAGGTATGCACGTCAATGTCGGAACTGGACGAGGTTGGTTTCAACACACTTGGATTTTTAACGATCAAACGTTACCAATTGAAATAGACACTGCTCCTACCGGAAATTTAACCAGAATTGATACAATCGTTATAGGTGTCAATAAAAGTGATGCAGTACGAAGTAGTCGTATATACGCGGTTAAAGGAACTCCAGCTGCTAGCCCTACGAAACCTACGCTTAGTAACGGAACAAATGGGCTTTACGAGTACGCATTAGCATTTGTAACTGTCAATTCTGGAGTAACGTCTATACCGTCAACGAAAATACAGTACGTTGTTGGTCATACTGATAAAGGTGGAGTAGGTCACGTTGTTTGTCCAGCGGCATCGACGCAATCCTTGAGTTCATATTTTTCAAATTACGAAACTGAATTAGAGGAGCGTGTTAATAGTTTTATATCTTCTATTTCTCAAGACATAGGCGAAGACGGTCAGGAAACCCTTGGTTTAATAGCACAACACCTTAACACTCTTGACGGACAAGTAAATAATCCGGGTGGCATTTCGGATTTAATAACAAATCCAAGCACCGGAATTAATAAAAAAATAACCGATATTAATACTGCTATAAGTGGTTCCAATGGTATTAACAGTAAGATAGCAGCGATAAACTCGTTAATAAATGCTAATAGCCAGAAAATTACCGGTTCGTTAGTCGGAGATAATAATGATCCGATAAACATAGACAGACCGCCGCATGGTATATGCGTAATAACTACCTATTCAGGAGGGTCGAAACCTACTAAGCTTGGAGGCAATAGCTGGGTTGTTATCACAATGAACACCAGTGTGTCAGCAAAATACAACACACAACTGGCTTTTGGCTTTACTAAGACTCCTAGAATTGCTATACGTGTAAAAAACAATGCACAACCAAAAAGTAGCAGTACAACAGAAACGAAATGGGAAACATGGAAATATTCTGCTGAATTAAAAGAGATAAAATAAGGAGGTCGCTGTATGGTAAGAGTAACTGGTAAAACGATAACCATGACCAGAGGCGATTCTGCTCATATAGAAATTCAGATGGAATATGAAGGAGGCGTGTCGTACGAAGCATTACGTGGTGATGTCATAAGATTCACTGTTAAGAAGAATTATGGAGATGTCACACCGTTAATCATTATAGACATGGAGCCATACGTTCCTGACGGAGAAGAGACGGAACTTGTAGAATCTGTTGAGTTACATATTTTACCGTCCCATACTAGAGATTTGGAATACGGTTCTTATAGATTCGATATTCAATTATTGAGAGTGAACGGTGATATAGACACATTTATAGATAAGGGAACATTAACTTTAACAGAAGAAGTTGGAAGATATACAGATAGGGTCGGAGGATTGTAATGATAGATGGAGCTTTATACACACTTCCGACTCTTGATGGCAAGCTTTCTGGAATAGGACCAACATTATTTATTGGGGATACAAGTCTTACTGAAACAGAAAAAGAACTCTTAAAGTCTTTAGTATACGGACCTGGAGACACACTTTCTATATTTGATGAGACAGTTGATATTACAAATTCAAACGAATCTACTTCGATAGAATACGGAAAACAATACACCGCCATATTAACATGCGATCCGTTGAAAGCAATATCTTTGGCTATTTATATGGGCGGAAAAAACATATCCGAATGTAAAACGGTTGAGACGTATTGTAAACACGTAATAAGCATACCAGAAGTAACTGGCGTAATACGAATTACTGGGAGTACAACAACTATAATACGGCAGATACAAGCTACATATACTCAATCAAAAGAAATTCATGCCGACACCGATATCGATGAACTAAGGGACGATTTGGTTGTACGTGGTGGACTTGGCGGTTCTTCTATGCCGTATGTTTTGACTGATTATACATTGAGCGGTAATCTTACCGTTGGTACATCAACTATAACTGTAGATTTCCATGGAAAAACAACAACTTTTGATGTAGTGGTAACATAAGGAGGTTTAAATGAACAACTATAATCCATACGGTAATCAACTTCAGCAACCGCAACAACAGAACAACGGCACGCCTTTAATGGTCACCTTGCTTCCTGATATTTCGCTGGCTAATTCACACAACATTGCTCCGAATAGTAGTATGTTCTTTCTTGATCAGGCTATGACAACACTTAAAATGCGGTCGAGGGATCAGAACGGTTTTGCTAGGCCGGATAGAATCTGGGAGATCAAGGAGACAACACCTCCGCCTCAGACTGCTGACGGGCAGTATGCAACTAAAGAAGAAATTAATCAGCTTAATAGCAAGATCGACAAGCTTCTGTCTGCATGGCAGGAGTTTTCTAAATAAGGAGGATGACTATGGGATTCAGTCCAATTGATACCGTAAAGATGTTTATGCAGGGCGCTCAGAAGCAGAATCCGAATCTTGACCCCGCAGCCACCGCAAAGAACATGCTTGGAGATCCTAACATTCAGACCTCTGCTCAGGCATGGGATATGATGCTTCAGACTGGAAAGATCGATCGAGCAACTTATGAGAAGTACAAGGGGATGATGTGATGGCGATTATTAATGGAAATTTTACAGATGGCGACGGTAATCTTGTCAACATAGCCGATCTTCTGAGAGGCACTCAGGGTAATACTCAGAACTATGACCACATGTCGCCAATCTCCGGCTGGGTATATGACGGCGAAGGCAATAAGGTCAACATCATTGATATTATTAAGGCTG